CCTGAGGATGGGCGATTAGAACACGAAGTTTATGTGGAGGATTGAAATTATGAAAAAGATAAAGTTTTACATTCGGTGCATCAAGATATTTATGAAAGACAGTGGTAAGCCGAACAGGCAAAAATGGCGTAGGTTATCAAGGCAATTTGAAAAAGAACGAAAACTTCTTGGCCTTTAACCTGAAAATAGCCCATATTGTCCGCACAGGGAAAAAGAAGATTGGAGGGATTGTTATGACAAAGCTTGAGCAAGCGATTGCTTATTTTGAAGATGCAATACGTGAATCGGATGAAATTATTGCTGAGTGCAGCGAAGCGTTACAGAAGGAACTTATGGATCAAAAGAAGCATTTTGAGATTGCTTTAAAGATTATGAAAAAATGGAATGGAGAAGGCGATTGCAAATACTGTAAAAATCCATCTGCATATTTAGCAATCTGCCAGAACTACGAAACGAGGATATTCATTAGCGTTAGCGGTAGTTACTTACAAATATTCGATGAAGATTATCCCGGTTTCTGTGACAATCATAAAATCAATTTCTGCCCTATGTGCGGCAGAAAATTAAGTTAAGGAGGGATTAACTTGATTGAGAAGATATATAGAAACAAATACATGGTCAGAAACAAATACATGGTCACTTGTGATAACTGCGGAACAGGGCAAGAGTGCGATAGCTGGTCAGATGTAATGGACTTCATGAACTATGAAGGCTGGAAAACAAGATTGGTTGACGGGGAATGGAAGCATTATTGTCCAGAGTGCCAGGAGGGGTTGAGATGAAGCAAGTAATTAGGTATCAATGCGAATTCTGCAAGAAAGAGTTTAAAACACCTGATAGACGCTATTGCAAAAAGAATCCTGAACTCAAAACTGCTTTACTTGCAAGCACCTGACGAAGCAGATGAAGGTGAGAAAATGAAAATATTGACCGAGAGGATGCAAAGCGTAAGCTTCTTAGAAATTAGGGACGAAGTTTTACTAACTGGAAAGAGGTGAAAGCTACCCATGACAAAGAAGGACCTCCAACAATTATACTGGATAAAGCGTAACATACAGCAGCTTGAGAATAAATTGCTTGAGCTGGAGACCTCGGCCACAAGGATTACCACACAGCTGACTAAAGAGCCCCGTGGTACATCTGGCCCAGAGGACAAGCTTTCCGAAATAGTATGCAAAATAGTAGAAGTGCAAGAGCAAATAAATGAAGAGCTAAAAAAATCTTATGATTACATGGCCAAAATAGAAAAGGCCATAGAAGCATTACCACCAAGGGAGGCTCATTTGATCAGGCTGCGATACCTGGAATTAAAGAGCTGGGAAAGTATCTGTGTGGAAATGAATTACAGTTGGCGCCAGATACATAGAATTCACTCAGATGCTCTAAAATTGTTGGCATAACATGGCACACTATGGCACACTGGCCTGTGCTATATTGATATCGTGGTAGAACATAGGAGTTGCTTGGATGCAGCTCCTTTTGTTTTGGGTTAAACGCTCATTGATAGCCAGGGGCGGGGGCTGAGTGTAAGACAATAATATCCCGGGCGCTGCCGGGCATGGTGATCCTCCACGGTGGCGCCCGGGCTTAAAGAAGGATTTTCTCCTTTCGTGTAGAAATATGGGAATGAAAGGAGATGATCTAATGAGCGAAGAAAAGAATCTATATATTACCAGTGTAATTAATATTGAAAAGTGGGATGAAGCAAAATGGAAAGGCACTTTATTCATGACCAACTTTAAAGATCCGCCATATATGGGATTTGTTTTTCAAAATAAGCAAGCTGGTATTGATATTTTTAAAGGTTGGCTTGATAGGTTTGGGAAAAGAGACCAAAACGAGGAAATTAGAATTGCAATAATAGAAGGGGAAATCAAAGGTCAGGATCCGGGCTATACAGTACATATTAATACTTCAATAGACCATGTAGCCGATAGAATTCTGGCAGAAGGCCACGATTTTAACGAAGCTTTATTCATGACAATTGGTAGATGCAATCGAATGAACCCTAGCCCCAATTCAAAGTATTTGGAGATGTTCAAAAGCGAGTATTCTAAACATAAGAGGTTTATGATAATACCTGCATATATTAACCCCAAAGGCGAAGTAGAGCCAATGATAGAATTCTCTATTGAAAAAACAGAGGTTATATTTAGAAATGCAGACGAGATTAAAGAAGGTGATATCGATTATATTGTTTTCAAGCAATGGTGAATTACAAAACAAATGGGGCCTAACAAGGCTCTTTTTTATTGCTATAAGGTGAGGTAGTCTATGGGTGTCATACTGGTCAGTCTGAAGAATTATAAAGCCCTTGAGGAAAAGATTAAGGCAATACATAAAGGGAGCGAGACAGTCATTAAAAGAACCATAAGCGATTTTAAAAGCAGGGCACCGGGCTGGATAGCTTCGGCCGTTACGTCAGTATATAACATAAAAAAGTCCGAAGTCATGGGCGCAAAAAAGAATGCTCAGAACGTTGGGAAAATCAAAGTTTCAGGGGTGCTCGTTGATAACGTACAGATCGAGTTTTCAGGCCGGCTGCTTACACCAGTACACTTTGGTATGAAACCCAAATCTCCGCCGCCGGGAAGAAGCTATACGCTTAAAATGCAGGTGTTTAAGGGTAAACAGAAGGTCATCGGCCGCTATTATAATACCCGTACACCAGGGGGTCCATTCAGCGAGAGGTCCCATAACATACTGATGCATACAGGCGCCAAGACCTCTGATAAGGTACAATATATACCATTTCAGCGTATGAGTCGTGATCGCAATGATTTGAAAAAGTTTACTACCGTATCTATTCCGCAGATGATAACCAATGAGAACGTATCCCAGCTGATTCAACAGAAGATAGATGAAGGCCTGTCTTTGAGGCTCGAGCATCACTTGAAGAGAGAGCTCGGGAGGGAATAATTGGTAGGTTCTTCCAGCGGCTGATCGGCTGTGGTGCTCGCGAGCCCCAAAAATCCTCTAGTTTGGCCATGAAAATTTTGGAAGCTTCCTTCCTGGAAATCAGTGCATAAGGAGGGGTGAAGTACAGAGAACCTGGACAGGTGATGAACATGTCAGCAAAGCTTGATAAATTGAATGTTACAATCGTTAATAGCGTGACCCTCGGCAATATATGGGGCATAACCGATAGACGTGTTCGGCAGCTCCGAGAGGAGGGCGTGATTTCGGAAGTAGCTCGGGGGAAGTATGATCTGTTTGAATGCACACGCAGATACTGCGAGTACCTGCGTCAAGCTGCTAACGCACAAGCGAGTAGTAAAGAAGTAAAACTCAACATTGATGTGGAAAAAGCTCTACATGAAAGAGCCAAGAGAGAAAAAGCCGAGTTGCAGCTGCAAATCATGCGTGGCGAGGTACATCTCGGCACTGATGTCGAGCGTGTCATGACGGATATGATATCCCGGGCAAAGACAAAGCTGTTGGCGTTACCTGCAAAGGTAGCGCCATATGTTATTGGATATGACAACATAGCCAAAATTCAGTCCATATTGAGCAGACATATTGAAGAGGCGCTGCAAGAACTCAGTGAATATGACCCGCAACTGTTCATCAACGATTCGGTTGTTCAGGGTGATCCTGAAAATGATTGAACGGAAAACAATCTCACTCTTCAGGAAGATCGCGAAAATCTGGGCGCCTCCTCCAAAACTCACGGTAAGCCAATGGGCTGACAAATATAGAAGACTATCTCCGGAGTCATCAGCAGAGCCGGGCCAATGGAATACCGACCGGGCACCATATCAACGCGAAATTATGGATGCCGTTACCGATCCTAATGTTGAAGAGATTGTAGTCATGACCAGCTCACAGGTTGGCAAAACAGAGATTTTGCTGAATATCATCGGCTATTACATACACCAGGATCCTTCGAGCATCATGGTTGTGGTCCCTAACAAGGATCCTGTGGCTAAAGACTGGTCTCGTGATAGATTGGCACCAATGATCCGAGATACAGAAGTGTTGGCCGAAAGAGTAAGCGATCCCAAAGCCCGGGACGGCGCAAACTCCACGTTACACAAGCAGTTTCCGGGTGGCTATATTGTCATTGCCGGTGCTAATGCCCCATCGGATCTTGCATCCCGGCCTGTCAGGGTACTCCTTTGTGATGAAGTTGACCGCTTTCCGGCTTCCGCCGGCAGTGAAGGTGATCCTATTGCCCTGGCGGAAAAGCGGACAGTCACATTTTGGAACCGAAAAAAAGTGAAAGTCTCAACACCAACAATAAAGGGTCAGTCTCGCATTGAAGAAGACTATGAGCGCGGTACTATGGAAGAGTGGCGGGTTGAGTGCCCACACTGCGGTGAGTATGTATATCTGAATTTCTACGGCATGAAGTTCCAGCACAGATGGGTTTCTGACTCTAATGTTGAGGTTTGGGATGTTAAATTTCAATGCCCGGCTTGCTTAGAAAAATTTGACGAGCAGACATGGAAGGCTCAGCCTGGCCAATACGTTGCCCAGCGTCCGGAAGTCAAAGGTATCAGATCTTTTCATCTTAATGCTTTTTACTCGCCCTGGTACACCTGGGACAAAATCATTAAAGAATGGCTTGAGGCTAAGCATGACCCTGAGAAGCTGAAGGTTGTTGTTAATACCCTTTTCGGGGAGTCCTGGGAAGAGAAAGGCGAGATTGAGAAGGAAGACTTCCTGCTGGAGCGCCGGGAAACCTATCCCGCTGAGCTTCCGGATGGTGTGCTGTTGCTGACGGCTGCCGTCGATGTGCAGGATGACCGCCTTGAGTATGAGATAGTTGGCTGGGGCAAAGGCGAGCAAAGCTGGGGTATTGAATACGGGATTATCCTTGGGAAGCCAGATCAGCAAAGCACCTGGGATAGCCTTGACGGGAAGCTCTCACAAGTATGGCATTTCCAAGATGGAAAAGGCTTGATAGTAGCTTGTACCGCTGTGGATAGTGGTGGCCACTATACAGAAGAAGTATATAAATACTGCAAGCGCAACGAGCATCGACGGATATTTGCCGTTAAGGGCATGGGCGGTCCAGGAATTCCATTTATCCATAAGGTTTCAAGGACGGAAAAAGAAAGAGCCGTCCTTATTATTTTGGGCGTTGATGCTGGAAAGACAACTATTATGAGCAGGCTGAAAATGAGGGAGATAGGAGACGGGTACTGCCATTTTCCGGACGATGAATCAAGAGGCTATGACCGTGACTATTTTAAAGGTCTGATATCGGAACGCAAGGTAATCAAGAAGCACAAGGGGGTAAAACGCGTATATTGGGAAACCGTATCAGAACATGTGCGGAATGAGCCTCTGGACCTTCGAAATTATGCGATGGCAGCTATGCGCGTTCTCAATCCTAATTTTGAGATGCTTGAGCAGCGGCTCAAAGAATCATCTGGAGCATCAAAACCTATGCAACAAAGCCATCCGCGCAGGCGGGCAGGTTGCATAAAAAGAAGCGATTTATAAAAGAGGCTGGTGATTGTTATGGTGAATGAACGTCTGGCCAAGGCCCGGGAAAGATTAAATGCTTATTACGAAGCTGAGCTGGCCGTACTGTCTGGCCAGTCATATACAATCGGCTCCAGGTCTATCACCAGGGCCAACCTGTCGGAGATCAGAAACGCAATTAAAGAGCTGGAGCAACAGGTAAGAGAACTTGAGACCATTGCATCCGGAGGCGGCCATCGGAGAGCCTACAGAATTACTCCTCGAGATTTGTGAGGTGAGGTAAGTGTCGAATCTTATTGATAGAGTGATTGGTTTTATCAGCCCCCGGGCTGGCCTAAACCGAGAGATATACAGGATGCAGGCAGCGGCTATTCGGAGGATATCGAACACAGGATATTCTGAGAGCGGCGCCAGCCGAGTAAAAAAATCGCTCAGAGGGTGGACGGCCAATAGCAAAAGCCCGTTTGAGGATATTGATACGAACCTGGATATCTTACGGCAAAGATCCCGGGACCTATATATGGGTGCCCCCTTGGCCACTTCAGCGATAAAGACCAACAGGACCAATGTTGTCGGATCTGGACTAAAACTCAAAGCACAAATCGATTATGAGTATCTTGGTATGACCAGGGATCAGGCTAACGCCTGGGAAATCAACACTGAGCGGGAGTTCGGTGTTTGGGCCGAGTCAGTTTGGTGCGATGCGCTCCGACTTAATAACTTTTATGAACTCCAACAGATAGCTCTTATGTCCTGGCTTCTCAATGGTGATGGTTTCGCTCTGATAAAGCATGTTGAGCCCACTGATTGGATGCCATATGGGCTCAGAATTCACCTTATCGAGGCGGACCGAGTATGCAATCCCAATAGCATCGGAACTGCCATGGGGATAGCGCGAAACAGTGAGAATAATAATCGCATTCTCAATGGTGTGGAGATAGACGATAACGGTGCGGTTGTTGCGTATTGGATATGCAATCAGTATCCTACCAGCACATTGGGGCAGGTCAATAAAGAATGGAAGAGAGTTGAGGCCTTCGGTAAAATCACTGGCACGCCGAACATCCTGCATCTCATGGAGCAGGAGCGCTGTGAGCAATACCGTGGAGTTCCTTATTTGGCACCAGTTATCGAAAGTTTGAAGCAAATCAGCCGGTACGCAGAGGCCGAATTAACAGCAGCAGTTATTCAGGCCTTTTTTACTGCCTTTATCATTACAGAGGGTGGCAATAGTACTGACCCGATATTTAACCAGACCATTGAAGACAGCCAGAGAATCGAATCAGATCCACACGCCTACGAGCTTGGAGCCGGAACGATTAATGTTCTGGAACCGGGGGAGGATGTTAAGTTTGCAGATCCTTCACGGCCATCTAGCGGCTTTGATGCTTTTGTCACAGCCATGGCCAAGTATGTGGGTGCAGCATTGGAGGTGCCGTTTGAGCTCTTGACAAAATCCTTCATGGCGAGCTATTCCGCAAGTCGTGCGGCTCTTTTGGAAGCATGGAAAGCTTTCCGAATGCGCCGCACCTGGTTTGCGAATGATTTCTGCCAGCCCGTCTATGAGCTATGGTTAGCCGAAGCGGTCGCCAGAGGCAGGATAAATGCACCTGGCTTCTTTACTGACCCAGCCAAAAGAAAAGCATGGTGTAAAGCTGACTGGAACGGCCCGGCTCCAGGGCAAATAGACCCTACAAAAGAAGTAGAGGCTGCTATCAAACGAGTTTCTGAAGGTTTCTCCACACGCGAGCGTGAAACCATTGAGCTCACAGGTGGTGATTGGGACAAGAACATTGAGCAAATCATGCGTGAAAATGAGCTTTTGAGTAAGGCGCGGGCAATGCCGAATAAGGAGGGATAAGTTCATATGCCATTTTGGAAATTTATTGCGAAGAACCAAGCAGCCGATGGTCAGGAGGAAGAGGTCGAACTCAGAATTGAAGGTGACATTGTTGACGATGACTATGCCTGGCTTTATGAATGGTTTGGTATTAAAGCAACCTCACCAAACGCTTTTCGCGAGGAGTTGAAGCAGTACAAGGGGAAAAACATCACAGTCTGGATTGACAGCTATGGTGGAAGCGTTTTTGCGGCGGCCGGTATCTACAATGCTCTGATGGAGCACAAGAAAACAGGTGCCAAAGTGATTGCCAAGGTAGACGGGAAAGCAATGAGTGCGGCCACCATCCCGTTTATGGCGGGTGATGAAAGACTGATGTCTCCTATGTCCATATTCATGATGCATAATCCACTTACTGAGGTGTATGGTTATGCGTCTGATCTGCGGAAAGCTGCAGATGTACTTGATGAGGTAAAGGAGACCCTTATCAATGCATACCAGCTTGCTACCGGCAGGTCGCGCGCAAAGATATCTGCCATGATGGATGACGAGACATATATGAGCGCGCGGACCGCCATCAAAGAAGGTTTTGCCACAGGGATGCTTTATGCTGAACAAGGCAAACAAGCTGATGGTGAGCATGAGGATATTATTAATCTTGGCTTCAGAAAAGTTCTCGCCATTCAGAATGCCGCCAATGATTCTTTCAGGAAATTCTTTGAGCAACATTTGTCAAGTGCAGCCCAGGCCGTAGCTCCCAAGCCGCTGCCTGATGCAAATAAAATCAATCGTAAGGAAGGTGAATATCCTATGAAAACTGTTGAAGAGCTTAGGAATGCCTATCCGGATCTGGTTAAGCAGATTGAAGACGCGGCCAGGGAGGAAGGCAAAAAGCAGGAGAGGGCTAGAATTCAGGATATTGAAAAAATATCTGCGAATATTAGTCCGGACCTGGTCCGCAAAGCAAAGTTTGAAGAGCCGAAGGATGCTAAGGAACTGGCTTTCGAAGCTTTGCAGGCTGACAGTAAAAAGGGTGAGCAGTACCTGAACGATCTCAAGACAGATTTTCAGAACTCTGGCGCCCAGGATGTGAAAGGTGTGCCCACAGAACAGCAGAGCTCTATTCAGCAGAAAGAAGCAGAGAACCAGGTAATTGATAACATTGTCGCTGGAGCAAACAAGAGGAGGGGAAGATAATGGGATACGAAGTAACCGGAACAATGGCACCGGATAATCTCATTGCCGGTGCAAATGTACCTGTACTTGTTCAGGGCGTGACGATTGCAAAAAGCGGTGTACTCAAGAGAGGGAGTGTCCTCGGTGTGGTAACTGCCAGCGGAAAGGCAGTATTGGCGAACAAGAGCGCAAATGACGGATCCCAGGTTGCAAAGTACATACTTGCCGATGATGTTGATGCTGCGGAAGCAGATGTTGTTGCCCAGTGCTATGTATCCGGGCTCTTCAATCGCAAGGCATTGATTTTTGCAGAAGGAAATACTGCTGCTGACCATGAGGATAGCCTGAGGCAATACGGCATTTTCCTCAAGGATAATATTGAGTAATAGGAGGTAAGCAGACATGGGAAATGAGATCAACATCTATGAAACCAGGACAATGATGGCCGCCATCGAGAAAATGATGCCGGCCAGAACTTTTTTCAGGGATACATTTTTCCCCGCTGCCGAAACTTATGTAACGGAAAAGGTTGACGTGGACTTCAAAAAAGGCAAAAGGAAGATGGCTCCTTTCGTAGCTCCGAGAGTAGGCGGCGTTACCATGGACCGCCAGGGCTATGTAACAAAGACCTATACACCACCTCGTATTGCTCCACAGAGAGTGCTTACAAAAGATGATCTTGCGACACGTGCAATGGGCGAAACGCTTTACAGCAAAACGACCCCTGAGCAGCGAGCAGCCCAGCTCCTTGGCAAGGACCTTGCTGAACTGGATGAGTACATAACACGGCGCGAGGAATGGATGTGCCGAGAAATCCTCATCAATGGCAAGGTTACAATGAAGGGTTATGTGGATGATACAGCTACCAAGACCATCGATGAAACTGTTGACTTCAATTTAACCAATAAAGAAATTTTGACCGGTGCTGCAAAATGGGATTCCGAGACAGCTGACCCATTTGGAGATCTGAAAAGGTGGAGACTGGCTGTCATCCAATCCTCCGGCAGGGCGCCTAATGTCTGCATCATGGCATCTGATGTTGCAGAGATCTTCATCAAGAATGCTCAAATCCAGGCCCTGTTTGATAAAAAGAGCATCCAGGTTGGCAACATTGAACCTACCATCAAAGACGATGCTGTTACCTTTATCGGAAAAATCACTGCTCTTGGCCTTGAGGTATACAGCTATGATGAGTGGTTCCTGGATGACGACGGTGATGAGCAGCCTATGATGCCCGAAAAAACACTCCTGCTCGCACGTACCGGCATGGGCAAGAGAATTTATGGTGCTGTCACTCAGATGGACGAAAGCGGAAACTTCGTCACCATTGAAGGCGAGCGTGTACCCAAGGTATGGGCCGATGTAAATAATGATGCCAAGATGATCAGGTTGAGCTCAAGGCCACTGCCTGTGCCCGAAGATGTTGATGATTGGTTTGTGGCTGTAGTTTATTAAGGGGGGTGCCGACATGCCAATAAGAGTGATTCTCGGTGTAGTTAACGACGGCATCCAGAAGTATAAAAAAGGCGATATTATTACGGGGCTCTCCCATGAGGACGAGTCCCGTCTTGTTTCCCTGGGAATTGCCGAACTGATTCCAGAAGCATCATCGCCACAGCTTGCACAGGCTCCAGAAAGAGATGATGAACTGATAAAAAAAACGGAACCGTCAGCACCCTCAGCACCCAAAGAGAAGCGCAAGAAAAAAACATCAGAGGCCGAAACCGACATTGTCAATGTAGAGTTCAACCCGGACGAACTCATCAAGAAGTAGGAGGGGCTGACCAATGATCAGAATCATCAAAGGCACATATGGCCACATCGATGGGGGGCGTATCGTCCCTAAGACATCAAAGGATCCCCCCTTCGCTTTATCCCCGGAGAAAGAAGCCAAGCTGGTGGGAAAAGGTGTTGCCCAGTATGTTGAGAGCATTAACGAGGAACCGGCGGCTACACCAAAGAAAAAGGCTAAGCGGGGTGGCTGATGAATGAGCATCTCGTTCAAGGAGTATCTGGAAAAAGATATCCAAAATGTTTTCCTCGATCCGAGCATCTTTGGAGAACTTCATCAAATCGAAGGCAGGGAGGTTTTATGCGTCCTGACAGACGATGTCTATAAAGAAGGCGATGCCTCTCTTGGTGTGATCGATGCTGAAATGATCATATATGCCACCCCATCTGACTTGCCTCCGAGGAAATCACCGGGAGCATCCCTCAATGTCGATGGTAGGGAATACATCATTGTTGATTGGAGTGTGGACGCAGGGATAGCCAAGATCACGCTCCAGCAAACCCGTGTGACATAAGGGAGGGATATTGGTGTCAATAGTTGATAACCTTGAGCGGATCCGGCAATGGGCTGAAGAGACAATTTGCCAGAAGGTCCAGCTAAAGCTCCCCGATGATGATAGGGTGGATGCATCATATCAGCATACTCTGGTGCATCCCGCGGCATTTGTGCTTTATGTACCCTCCAAGGACCGCATGCCTCCAGATATTCTTGCTCCAATACCTTCTCTGTGTATTCAGCTGATTGAAGGGGAGGAGCAAGTCCTGGCAAGAAAAGGGCTCATGCGTGTCAGATTTTGCTTTGCCGCATGGAATCCTGGTAATCATGGCAAGGACATTTTTCAACCACTTGGGGATGGTACATATAAGCAGTGGGATACGGATGAAGCAAAAGAATACTTCCGACGCTATTGTGACGGATGGAAGGATGCTTGGAATTTTGTTGACACAGCACTTCGAGAGATTGGTAATGCTGACAACATTTCAGGCTTACGGGTGATGAAAGAAGAGGGAATTAAATACGGTCCGGTGGCTGATCAAGACGCTATTCCTGATTTTTACCCGTACTGGTTTGCCTGGGTAAGCTTCGCTCTGGAGTGCGGCGTTATAAGATGTTCAAATGAATACCAAGAATTTTTGTGAGGCGGCTATTGGCCGCTATCTTTTATGTGAGGTGAGAAAATTGCCTAACGAGTATTTATACGGTGCATACGGCCATATAGGAGCGACCGTGGCTCAAAGCGCTGTGCAGGCCGGCACAGTCCCTGTATATATTGGGCTTGCTCCGGTTAACCTCGTGCGTGGCTATAAAGATGCGGGAATCATCAATAAACCTGTTAAGGTTTCTAATCTGATGGATGCCCAGAGAAAACTGGGATATTCCACAGATTGGGATGCTTTCTCCCTGTGTGAAGCTTTTGCCGCACACTTTAACAACCCAATTGGCAACATCGGTCCCATCTATGTGATCAATGTTCTCGATCCCGATACAATGAGAACCAATGAGCCAACAATGAAAACCCTCACATTCTCCGGAGGCAGGGCAGAGTTCAAGAGTGACAAAATAATCTTGGATACCCTGCTCCTTGCAGAACTGACCGAAGGTGTTGATTTTTATGCCTCCTACAATTTTGCAAAGGGTTCGGTCATCATTACATCAGCAAATCCGGATGAACCCCTGACTGGGAACATAACGGCCTCTTACTATGAGGTTGATGTTTCTAAGGTAAAGGCGGCTGATATCATCGGTGGAGTAGAGGATGGTGTTTATAAGGGGCTTGCGGCGCTTACCCTGTTATATCAGGAGCATAATGCGGTGCCCAATATTCTGGCTGCTCCTGGCTGGAGTGAGATTCCAGCTGTCTACAACGCGCTGATTTCAGCAAGCCAAAAAATCAATGGCCATTGGGATGCCTTTGTGGTTGCGGATCTTCCCATCCGTGATGGGGGCACAGCCGTGGATACCATTGAAAAAGCGATCGACTGGAAAAATGCCCATGCATACAGCAGCGAGAGGTCTAAAGTATATTGGCCCAAAGGCATGAACAATGCTGGTGAGATATATCATCTATCCACGTTGGCGGTTGTGGAGATGCTCAGGGCTGACAATTCCCATGACTCGGTGCCTATGGAGACACCCGGGAACAAGATGATTGGCATTACCAAGCTCTATTTCGGTGCTGAAAGTAAAAACATGGGCTATGACCAGCAGACTGCCAATGAGCTTACCCAGAAAGGCATATCTACAGCAGTCTTCTGGGGAGGTAACTGGGTGCTGTGGGGAGACCATACGGCCGCATATGCCTATGGTGCCGATGTTGATCCCCGGGCGATTTTCGACACATCCATGCGGATGCTTATGCACATAACCAACTCATTCCAGCGCGAATGGAGTACAGCCATTGATAAGCCTATGGATCGTCAGATGAAGGATACTATCCTCAATCGTGAGCAAGAAAAGCTTGACGCT